TCTATCGAGGCTGGCGGGTCTATCGAGGCTGGCGGGTCTATCGAGGCTGGCGTGTATATCAAGGCTGACGGGTCTATCGAGGCTGGTGAGGGCATATTAGCCCAACTGGCTATTACATGCAATGGGACACTTAAGGCTAAATTGGGGATATATTCTGGTGTCTGTGCATGGAAGGAACCAACAGAGGCAGAACAAACAATTACCTGTGGGAAATTAGACGGAACGGTTAAATACGGCACACTAAAACTGATAGAAAGTGAATAAACATGCCAGCCATATACCAAACAACAGGCAATAGGAGTGTAAGAGATGAAAAAATTACTTAACTATACTACTGATACGACAATCCAGAATTGCTTGAGGAGGCAAAGTAAATGTCTAAACTCATAGAAGAATATATTGAGAAATATTCAAACGACCCTGAATTTATTGCTGAAGAAATTATGTTGGCATTCGGCGAAAAAGTATATCAACTTATGCAGAAAGAGGGCGTGACAAAGAAGGAGTTATCTAAGCGAACAGGATTATCTACTGCTACATTAAGAAAAGTACTTAACGATTATAATCCTAATGTGAAGCTATTAGCTCTTGTAAAAATAGCAACGGCATTAGATTGCAAAGTAAAAATAGTTTTAGTGGACGCAAACGAGAAATTGGTTAAGGAGTTTAAAGACGATGAAATACATGGGAAGTAAAAACAGGATAGCCAAACATATTTTGCCAATTATGCTTGCAGAAAGAAAACCTTGAACGGCAAAAAGACAGGTTGAGAAAACACGCAATTGTAGAAGGAGCTTAGTAATGTACGAACCAAGTGAACAGATAAAGGAACAGATAGCAAGAGAGTATAAGAACCGAAAAATTGATTATCCGTTAACCGAAGCTGAAGCTTATATCAAAGCAGATATATGCCTTCAACTGCCAACTATCCGCAAAGCACTTGAGCTGTACGAGAACCAGCCACAATGGCAGGACAATCCCGACAAAGTAGGCTGGTGGTGCGTAATGGTTAAAGGCGAAAAGTGCGGCTGGTTTTGGCTATACCAGCCTTCTGATGCTGTCTATGTCTCTAAACAGAAGGGCACTATACATATTCAGGCTGAAGGCTACGACTTTACATTATCAGAATTCTTAAAACGATACAAGGATTATGATGGGATAAAGTTTCTCTACATTCCCGAACCAGAACCATACAAGGAGAAACGTAATGACTAACAAAGAAACGAAACAAGCAAAAAGCCCAATATATAATAAATTATCTTAAAATAAAAAGTTAAGGAGAATAAGCATGAATATTAAAATTGGCAAAATAAACATTGGAACGCAGAATAAAAACAAGAAAATATTTGAAACATTGGAATTAAAAATATACGGCAGGTATTTAATTAAATCTTCTAATGGAGTAGACGAAATAACAATCATGGATATATCACCTGACAACAAGTATATTAAAATTTCTTGTTCTTCTCCCCAAAATTACGGATGGAGATTGATTGAATCAATGAATTTTATATGCGAATTAAAACATATTTAGCTAAACTTAATATATATTTTTTTCCACTATTGCTTATGCTGTAGTCGGTGTGCTATAAGTTAAGGGTACACTTTTTACGTTCAAATAAAGCTAAAAAGGGGGGCTGTAGAAACCAAAAAGAAGCCAAAAAAACAGGTAACCCATGCAATTACCCTAATAAAAAAAATAATAAAAGAGGTAAAAATGGTACGCAATTTTGACACATTCGGTAATGAAGATTTATCAACCCCTGAAATCAAACTAGTACAAAATTTAGGCAGTGCAGATGCAAAACAAAACGGAGCAGTCCCTGGTGATTTTTATTTCCCATTGACTGGGGAAATCTTTAAAGCCCAAACCGGTTTCCGTTTTGTTTTGGCTGATGTTACTAAGGTTCGTACTTATTGGGGAAGGTCCGATATTAGTACTGACCCCCCGGAATGCTCAAGCACCAATGCTTCAAGCGGACAATCTGATACTGGTATCGATTGTTTAACTTGCCCTCATCGAAATGATACTCCTTGGACACTTTCAAAAGAAGAACGCAGAAATGTTTGCCAAACCAGTTTTGTATTATTGTGTGTTATGGCAAACAAGGAAAAAACCCCATTCATACTTAGAGCCTCTGGTACTTCGTGCAGAGCTGCCAAAGAATTATTCACAGCTCTTAAAATAAACGTTGATATAAACGGCGTTTACGAACGAGCTTTAATTCACGCTACCAGCGCTCATGTTAAAACCCCCAGTGGCGAAGCCTATGTACTCAAATTCGCTATTGACAGCATACTTAGCGATTCTCAAATGGACAATATCGGGCCGGTAGTTGCCAGTTTAATCGGTGAAACCTATCAGCCCCTTGCACTGGCTGCCCCAGATGTTTCGGATGATTTGGAACACATTTTTGATGAAGAACAAGCCAAGCCCGTTGATGCCCCTACCAAAAGAGTTAAAGATTTCGCAGCTTCGGAAGTTCCCACTAAACAGGTTGCTAAACCCGTAGCTACTAATACGCCCCAAAATGCACCTGCCGAAAACAAGAAAGCGGCGACTGAGGAAGATTTATTTCCTTTTTAGTCAAAAGGTTTTGGCTAATAAGAAGGGGCGGTGTTTATCGCCCCTTCTCCCCCTTTATTTTTAGACAGGAGTATTATTAATGGACGATTTAATCGTACAGGAGTTTGCAAATCTATTTACAGGTCGCAATGATGCTTGGGGTACTTATGGTCCGGAAGGAAAAGGACAGTGTATCAAAGAAAAGGTCACTATTGAAAATTACAAAGCTCACCTTGAAGGCAAAAAGAGTTTAGGTGTTTACCCTTTATTGCCTGACAACACATGTAAGTTTTTCGCTATTGACCTTGACGAAAAGAATTTTGAAAAAGCTAAAGCCATACGTAAAGAACTTTCATCTCACTATGTATACACCTATATAGCTAAATCAAAAAGCAAGGGTTATCACATTTATGGTTTTTTATCCGAACCTGTTCCTGCGGTTGAATTACGCAAAGTATTATCATACGCACTAAACAAACTTAATATCAAAGCTGAATTATTCCCTAAGCAAGATAAAATAGACGAAAAAACACAGTACGGAAACTATATAAACTTGCCCAGCTTTGGTGAAACCAGACCCTTTTTAGCTAATGATGAAACAGCTGTAGAACTGCCTAAAGCCATGAAATTATTTAGGAAAAATGGCACTACGGAACTGTTTATAGCCTTGAGAATGATACCTGATGTAAAGCCGAAAGTAATTGAACAAAAACTGCCATCATCTAAAAAGAGGAAAAAGGGCGACCCCCCGTGTATAGAAATGATGCTGAAAGGTATTTCAGAAGGGGGGCGTGATGAAGCTGCTTTCGCGCTGGCTAGACATTATCTTGACGTTGGTTATGTAGCTGACGAAATTATGGGGCTACTTACTATTTGGGATGCTAAAAATAATCCCCCCATAAATGACCCGGTAGAACTTGAAACTAAAATACGTTCTGCCGAAAAAGGCTACGCCTTTGGATGCAAAAGCATAACTGATAATGCTAATTTATCTCATTTTTGCGTAGGTAAAGAAAATTGTAGATGGTTTCAAAAACAGGACGATGAACGCAAAAAAAATGGAAGCCTTAAAGAAAGCTCTGTTTATATAACAGATGACCAAATATACGAAGAAATAGTAGTAGATGGTAAAGCTAAATTTGTAAAATATGACAAGAATACTAAAAAGACTGAAATGGTTGACGAAATTGAAATACCTAACTGTTCCATAATACCTATTATGGGTAATGATGTAACAGAGGGGGCTGTATTATTGCCTGACGGAGTTGAAGATTACGGTACTACGGTTGACCTGGTCAACGCTATCAAAAACCATATTCACACTTATGCAGATATACCTCCTGTATTTCTTGAAATGTCCGCATGGTACATAATAATGTCATGGATTTACGATAAGCTCTCTACTTTATCGTATTTAAGATTTACCGGTGATACAGGTACGGGTAAATCTCGTTGTCTGGATACAGTAGGCAGAATTTGTTACAAGCCCATGCTTATGTCCGGGGCAGTAACGCCAGCCCCTATCTACCGTATTATCCGTAGATGGCGAGGAACAATGGTACTGGACGAAGCAGATTTTTCAGATACCAGCGAAAAAGCGGAAGTGGTTACAGTTTTGAACTGCGGTTTTGAAAGAGGGAGACCTATTATACGCTGCAATAAAAACGACCCTAACGACCTAGAAATCTTACCATGTTTTTGTCCTAAAATTATGGCTACCCGTTTTCGTTTCTCTGACGCTGCTTTGGAAAGCAGATGCCTTACCCATACTACAGAAGAAACAGACAGGGACGATATACCTGCTTTACTTGGCGAAACTTATTTTGAAAGAGAAAGAGTATTAAGGCGTAAACTTTTAAAGTGGCGTTTAGACCATTTTCACGCTGTAGACCCTAAGGCTATAGATGATATAGACCTGGGGAAAATAGAACCTAGGCTCAAACAAACAAGTTTGCCATTTGCTTTAGCTTTTAAAGACCTTCCTGATGTAATGGAACACTTTAAGCAGATGTTAAAAGACCGAAGCGCAGATGTTATGCAGGAACGGGCCGACTCTGAAAGCGGTAAAATCATCATGGGCATCTTTAAAGTAGCTTTAGAGCAAGGCAGGGACAGTGTTTATGCTGACGCTGTATCAACTTATCTTATAGATAAAGGTATGGCAATTACTAGAGACACTGTAAACAGGAACTTAAAAGCCTTAAACATCAAAAGAGCCAAAAACAGAATTAACGGCAAGCAAGCATGGTTTGTAGTATGGCAACAGCCATTAATGAAAAAGCTAATGCGCAGATACATACTCGACCCCGAAGATTATAAAAGTTTATTTGAGGAACAAAAACTAGATGACGAAATTAACTTTTAAATTGGGACGGCTGGGACGGCTGGGACGCACTTTACCCTATTTTTGTAATAAATATAGCGGTAAAGTGGCTGGGACGGTGGTTGGGACGCATTTAGCTTTAGTGGGACGGTTGGGACGGTTGGGACGCCCCATGGGGGACTCAGCCCTTTTTTTATTTGCCCCAAAAGGGTGGGACGGTTGGGACGGTTGGGACGGTAAAAACCCTAAAAACACAAACAACAAAAATAACGTTGGGACGGTTGGGACGGCTGGGACGGTAAAAACCTTTAAAAATGTTATTGAGTTTTTTAAAAATGGGACGGCTGGGACAGCAGCCTTTTTGCAAACTAGATTTTTTTTAATAGGGTTCTACGTTCAGTTGGGACGGCTGGGACGGCTGGGACGGTACATGTGTCGAGTGCCCCCTTTTATTATTTTTATATAAAAACATTGGTTTTTTGAATAATGTTTTTTATTTTAAATGTTTTTAAAATAAAAAAAGGGTGGCAGTACCCTGTGGGGCGTCCCAACCGTCCCAACAGTCCCAAATAAGGGTATTTTAAACGTAAAAAGCACTATAAAAAACGGGATTGCCCACCGTCCCACCAAATCCCAACCGTCCCAAGATAAAAAACTATAGTTAAAAAAACTAAAAGAGAGAAAAATGAAAATAGCCATAATAAATAGTTCACATCCAGTTTATAATTTGGCAATAGATAGGATGCAGTATAAACTGGGGCAAACCAATGAGGTTATCCGAAGCGGTAAATTTGATATGTTTCAGGTTAAATGTGATGAAGCCTATATATCGGCAATTTTTACTTGGGACTTGCCTGGGTTAATTTATGATGTTAAGGCTATGAAAGAAGTAGGTATTCCAAATATACAAATAGGAGGACCGGCAGTAACAGCGATGGCTGATTATGTAGAACAAGAAACCGGTTTGCCTGTAGTAAGAGGGCTTGACCAAAGGTTTGAAATAGCTGATGGGAATTATTTAACTACCTTTACCAGCAGAGGTTGTCCGCGAGCTTGTGAGTTCTGTTTAGTGCCCAAGTTAGAAGGCCGTAAGATGGTAGAATATGACAACTTCCCTATACCAACAGGAGTTAATCCATGGGTTTGCGATAACAATATTTTAGCTACCAGTTGGCAACATCAAACCTTAGTGGTAGATAAACTGCGTCATATTAAGAACCTAGATATTAATTCTGGTTTTGATGACCGAATTTTCCTTAAAAATCCGGATAAGTATTGGGATTTATACAGTCAATTACATCTTGAAAGATGGCGGTTTGCTTATGATAAGCCAGAACAAAGAGATGCTATAAAACAATGTTCTGATTTTTTGCATGGTAAAAATATCAGGTATAGCAATATAAGTGTGTTTTGTCTTATAGGTGGTTACGGTGAAACCTTTGAAGAAGCTAGAGAACGGCTTGAGTATCTTATTAGTATAGATGTTACTCCGTATCCACAGCGTTACAAACCTTTAAATTCATTAACTAGGGATTATAATCCTCCAAAGTGGAAAAAAGGAGCTATTGAAATGCTATTCCAATTTTATGGTGTACCTAATATGTGGAGAAGTATGAAATGGGAAGAATTTATTTATAAAGATAAAAAAGCAGGTGACTATCAAGGAATGAAGGAGGTAACGGATGTCATTTAATACAACTCAGAACATAAAAGACCAAACAGTCGAAGAATTAAGGCAAAGGGTTATAACTGGCAATGAAAAAATGCTTCAGTATTGGAAAGTACTTATTTCTTCAGATAGCGAGAAATATAATCAGAATATCGAAAGATATGAATCTGCTAATAAAAAACTTATTAATCTTTGCGACCTTCTGGAATTAAAAGGTTATAACCAGTGTTTATATATGTCAGAAGGCAAAAAAACAAGAAAATGTTTTGGTAGGGATGATGAAAGCTGGTGCGTAGTGTGTCCAGCTTCAGATGAAATTATTAAAAAAGCTAAGATTGATGATTATAAAGGAAGGGAACAAATGAATTTATTATAAAAAAGTATTGACTAATGGCAAATTACGGATAAAATAATACACAAGAGGATAAAGATGAGTAAACAAGAAGAACTTAACCCAACCATAGACCAGCTTAGAATTATTAAGCGTCTATCATTCGCTTTGGGCTTGGAAGAATCTAGTCCTAAGACAATGGCCGAAGCAGGATTCGAAATAACAAGACTGTCAACTTTACTGAAATCAAAAAAGTTTAAGGCTAAAAGATGATAATAGGTATAGACCCCGGATTAACAGGAGCTATTGCTTGCTTAGAAGACGATTTAACCTTTATATCTGTTTTTGATATGCCAGTAATGGCTCTTACCAAAGGCAGAAATCAGGTAAACGCTTCACAGTTAGCAAAAATCATAGCTACTATAAAAGCCCAAAATAAAAAAACCGTTGTATATCTTGAAAAAGTTCAAGCTATGCCCGGACAAGGCGTAAGTTCAATGTTTTCATTCGGTCAGTCTTTTGGGATTATACTAGGCGTAGTTGCTACCCTGGAGCTGCCTTTAGTTCTAGTAACTCCTTTATTCTGGAAAAAGAATGCAGGGTTAATTCATACAGAAAAAGATAAGGCAAGAACATTGGCACAGCAATTATATCCGGAAGCCCCTTTGGGTAAAAAAGGAGATATTGGTAAAGCCGACGCTATTTTAATTGCAAGGTTTGGTCGTTGACCTTAATTTGTAATCACTGCCATACTTCTACCATTCTATATGATGACGAGGATGGTAATTTAAAATGTTTGATATGCGGTAGGGTTATTTTTTACAAAATAGATGAAAAAAGCGAGATAAGAATTGGCGAAACACAAACGCAAAGGCTTACAGAAAAAACGCCTAAGGAGAAGGAAAGAGAATGCCTCAAAAATGCTCATATTGCCAGTCCCAGCTATTACTAATGAGAAACTGGAATGAAAAATACCATTTAACTACATGCGACAATCAAGGATGTAAAAAATACAGGAATCCGGTAACTCCTATATTAATATCGTTAGTAAAGCAAAACTCTAAAGACAAAAAAGAATTAACTGATACAGAAATCATTGATAATTATGATTCGTATATGGAGAAAAACAAATGAAATTAATCCTTGAACCTATGGATATTTTATTAAGCAAGACTAAAGATACTAACTGGTTTTACAAACTCAAAAGATATTTTATAGGTAATCATGACCACGTTTTTGTTTACATGGGCAAATGGAAAGACGTGCATATGCTGTTTGAAAGCAACGGCAGGGGCGTTGTATTGCAATCTTTAAATACTAGGTATGGTGAAAACGTATGCGTACTTAGGTTGAAACACGATTTTAACGATAAAAAGAAATCGGTTTTTAATGAAGCTATCGCATTAGCTTCTGACCCTCAAGCTACTTATGATTATTGGGCAGTAGTTAAATATATCATACCGCAGGCTATATTACGTAAGTTGCATTTGGATAAATTTATTCCTGTTGGGTGGGAAAGAGATATAAGGCATATATGTTCAGAGGCTGTATTTGAAGTTTTTGTTAGAGGAGGCATAAAAAACTTATTGCCGAATTCAGAAGCTTTAGCATCTCTTTTGAATATAAATTTTGAATATTTATGGAGGAAGATTAGTCATATAAAAACTAAAAAACCATTAAAGTGTCCCATACCGGAAGACTTTATAACAAGCCCTTGTTTACAAGTGCTGGGTGATATAATTTTAACAGGAAAAAATATTAAGGAGTAATAAATGCCGCTTGTATTAATATGTAACAAATGCAAAAAAACAACCACGAAGAAAACATGGACAAATGAAGATTTTGCAAGTCCGATTTATTTATGCGATGAGTGTATACCAAAGTATATCACATGGACTAGTATGCCCGAAGGACAAAACCAAGAAGGAAAAGTGTTACAGGAATATATAGACCTTTGCCAGCAATATAATTTCTTTGCATTAGCTGACAAAGGTTTTAACGAGAAAAGAGATGAATTATTTAAAAAGTACGGGGTTAAAATGCCGGATAAGGCTACTAAGCGTAGATTACGCTTAGAAATGATTTTCAGGTTTATATCAGCTTATAATGCTTTCACTTTTGATAACCAAATAGAAACAGATAAATTAACTGAAGAAGTTTCATTTGGTAAAGAAAAGGAGTAACTAAAATGGTCAAAGGTAGATTTTGTTATATTGAGAAAAATAGATTTTGTCATGAATTATGTTGCGAAAATTGCGAACTCTACCTTCAGGACCAGGAACATAAAGCAAAAATAAATAATTATGCTCGTAAATATGTTAAAAAACCTTGGCTGGGCAAGAAGGAAGGTGAAATATTATTTAAACAACTTGATGATATAAAAAATAGAACAACTAAAAAATAGAAGGAAAAAAGGAAAAAGGAAAAAATGAAAAAACTTATTATCTCAATTTTTCTATCACTATTAATAATATTTGGCAGTGCCAGTTCCGTTATGGCGTGTAATCCAGATGTCGGGCCTCAAGGTCCAGTCGGGCCTCAAGGTCCAGTCGGGCCTCAAGGTCCAGTCGGGCCTCAAGGTCCAGTCGGGCCTCAAGGTCCAGTCGGGCCTCAAGGTCCTCAAGGTGACACTGGGTCTAATGGTCAAGATGGTATTGATGGTACTAACGGTATTGATGGCATCAATGGTACTAACGGTATTGATGGCATCAATGGTACTAACGGTATTGATGGCATCAATGGTACTAATGGTACTAACGGTATTGATGGCAAGGACGGGACTTTGATTTATGTAGGGACTGAAATACCTTCGGTCAATACAGGAGTTGATAATGATATCTATATACAAAGTACCGGCGACCTGTGGCTTAAAATTAATGGTGAATGGGTAAAGCAATTCTCTATTAAAGGTGAACAAGGGGTTGCTGGAGTAGCTGGCATTAATGGTATTAATGGGCAAGATGGTATTAATGGTGCTGACGGTATTAACGGCACTGATGGTGAAGGAGTTAATAATTCGTTATTGTATCTTAATGGGCTAAGTATAATTTTAGTCCTTATTCTTTGCCTTATTCTTTCTATCAAAATTAACAAGATGCAGAAAATTATTGATAATACTGAATTGAGACTCGATTTATTGCATAACAATATTGAGCGTTTAAAAAGAAGTATTAGTCACTAATGCACATTCCCGATTCGTCTAACGGTAGGACACGAAGTTTTGGCCTTCGTAATGTGAGTTCGACTCTTACATTGGGAACTTTTTTTGTAGGTTTAAACTTGGCAGATGCCTTTCTAACCAACGCTATTATAACTATGGGAACAGGCATAGAAGGCAATCCTGTAACAGTAGGGTACGGGGCTAGTGTAATTACTAAGGTTATAATAGCAATAGCCGTAGTTATTATTCTAGCTCTGTTTAAAAAACTAAAACTGCTTAAAGTTTTAAATTGGTGCTTTACGGTAGTAGTGCTTTGGAATTTATCAATATATATTTTGGGGGTTATTAATGGATTATAATATAAAAGACTCTGGTCAGAGACAAGATTTTGAAACAGGAGCAAAGCGCGATATAGAAACTGGCAAGGGACGCTACGACTTAATTCCTTTTGAGTTATTAAGGCAACAAGCAATCCATTGCGAAAAAGGAGCAATGAAATACGGACTAAGGAATTGGGAAAAAGGTATTCCTTTATCAAGATTTCTTAGTAGCTCCATGAGACATTTATCTCAAGCCATAGATGGGCAAGAGGACGAAGACCACATAGCAGCTGCTTCGTGGAATTTAGCTTGTTATACAGCTACTAAAGAAAGGATTAAAAATGGAGAACTGCCAGTAACACTCGATGATGTTAGCCCAAATTGGGAAGAAAGAAAACATAGGAGACAATCTTGAAAACACCGTTATATTTCGCCCCTTGCGCCGTAGCTTGTAGCGAGTTTACCGATATTAATGGTAAGACTTTTAAACGAGATGTTGCATTTTCCCCTGTTCGTATAAATGGCAACGAAGAAGAAGAAATAAAGATTTCATATGGATGCAACTTATGGAAATCTTGTTATAATTTAGAATGCCAGTTTAGTTCAAGCAGGAATAAAGAAGAATTTAATAGCCCTAAAATAAAAGGGATTCCTAAACTTTAAGAAAGAAGAAATAATATGGAACATGAAATTTATTTTCAATCAGTTGTCGGGCCTTGTACTGAATTTGTGGGTGGTGATGGGCAAAAGAAGAAAATAACAGCCGTAATAAGTCCTTTTAAGATTATTCAGAAAGACGAAATGACAACTATAAAATCAAATTGTAATCATTATTTGGCTTGTAAAAACCCCGAATGTAGTTTCAGTAAAGAAAGTTTTCCTAAAAACTAAACTAGTTATTGTGATATATAAAAGGGGCGGTATTTCTACCGTCCCTTTTATATATTCTTTTACTTTGGGGGAATTCCGGGTTCTATTTAATTACTTGCAGGAATTAACAGCGGAACGCCAAGCAGCAATCTGACCAACCCGATTACCCGGTTTCTGACCACTAAGCTGTTTGCCCATACACCGAGCAAATTTGCCGGTATGCCCTTTAACATGAACACCCAAGATAGTCCGGGCAGCGCCAAGACCATTTACGCCATTCATATATTGCTTCATAATGTTTTCACCTCTTTTTATTTTTTTATATTTCGTTATTTCTAATATTCCCCCGGATAATTGAATTCTATTTATATTTTAAAAGAATGTCAATCTCTATAACTCTGGGCAGCGCAGTCTATTTCAAGAAGTTTTGCCTTAACGTTTTCAGGCACTCTGGTTTTAATATCATCAAGCAGCTCGGCGGCCTTTTCACCGTCCTGGTCCTTCCATATATCTTGTAAGCCTTTAGCTTCAGCAACTAAATTGTTTTCTTCGAGAATACCCAAATAAAAACTTCCAAGCGGAGCAAGTAAGCAAGGTGGGCAATTTTCTCCAAGTTCGTTTTTAGTTTTACCAGCAGCTAACCAATCTTTTATAGGCTTGATTTCTTTCAGAGTGCATTTAAATTCTTCGTCAGGCATGTTTTTCTCCTTTACATTTTTCAACGCTTTGCTTAAAAGTTTCTTTCCTATCGGAGTTTTTAGAAGCTAATAATTCATTATGCATACATTGATTAAAAACTGTTTTCCTTCTTTTATATTTAAGGTTAAACAGTCTGGGTATACTGCGGTTATTTATTCCAGGTATTATTTCAGCCATTTTGGTTACAACACTTTTCTAGGGCTATTTTAATAGCAAGGTCAAAATTTTCAATTTCAGGTTTTAACTCTTTTATCATACAGGCGGTTAAATCCTTTTTACTAACCTTGCATTTTCTGCCCTTAGATTTGGTTTCTACAGGGCGGTTTTTACACAGTTCAACAGCTTCCATTTTGGTTTTAGCTTTACCAGTGCATAGTTTAGCTCCCATGCACATATTATTTCCCCGTTCTTCACGGGTCATCTTGCCTTGCATATATTGTTTCATGCATTGGTTATATTCGGCTTTATCCATTTTTATTTTTTCTCCTCGTCTTCAGCTTCTTGGAGTTTTTTATCCAAACTATCCCTTACAAGAGTTTTATCACTTTCTGATAACTTGGAGTTTGCAATCTTTTCTTCAAACCATTCGCGAGCAATAACTTTTCTGCTATTTTGGGCTTTAGCAGCTAGTATTTCAAGTTCTTCTGGGGTAGATAGGTTTTCAAGACCGTGTCTTATATCACGGGAATCTTTTAGGGTTCTTATAGCCAACTTTTTAATATTACCTTCAAGGTTAACTGTCATTTCGGGCCTAAGGTCAACACGTTCCAGGGCATTAAATTCGTCAATAGCAGAAGAAACCCTATCGATTACATCGGAGCTCATACCATCTTTATTAGCAAACCTAATAGCCTCATTGAGCAGACCGGAAGCAGTTGAGAAATGGCCTAAACTGCAAGGGACACATCCGGTAGCTATAGCAGTTGCTTTTTCGGAGTTATGGTTTTGTTCTTCCTCGATAGGTTCTTCTTCAGTAATAGTTATTCTATTAATAGTAGGAGAGCCGGAAGCTCTAAGTTTAAAGTTCTTTTCGTCAATATCATCAGCTATTGCCATTAAGCGTGTATAGTCTGCAAGGGGAGGTGGCTCTGGCATTTTAATTTCGCTTATTTGCATTTTAAGTTCAGATTCTTTAATTCTGTTCTTAATTTGCTGGTTTTTTATAAGTTCTGACATAAGTTGTGTTCCGCCTTGAACAATGGCAGTGATTGTTTGAATGTTTATCTGCATAATACACCTCGCTTCTCTTATGATAAGTTTAAGGACTTTGTTAGTCAAGATAATTATTGACAACTACTAAATTGTATGTTATTACTTCTTTAACAGAACTCTTAAACATGTAAAGAGGGGTATATGAGCGAAAAAGAGCAATCAAACGATGGTTATGCTTGTTCGTGTGGTTTTAGAGCAAAAACAATAACTGAATACAAGCAACACCAATGCTGGGTTTCAAGAGAAGTTCGTAAAGGAAATGAAAAACAGACAGAGCATAAATCTTTAGGAAGATTTGATTTACTGACCGGCGAAATAACCATGCCTCCTTATCCTAAACGTACAAAACTAGAAAAAGAAATGTCACGTTATGCTAAGAAGAATAATAAACCAGTGCTCTCTGGTCCGATAGAAATTCCAGCTTCTCAATATTCTTCATCAGAGGAGCTCTTTCCAGATGAAGAAAATGGGACGAGTAAAAATGGTAATTTAGCTTCAGATAATGATAAAAATAAACAGCCTTTATCAAGAAATACATCCGACCCTAATGTTGCTACAGTAATTAAGGTAATTCCCAGGGTTTTAACAATGGATTACACTCCAATTATGCATATGGCGCAAACAGCAGCGATAAGGGAATTTCATTGGCGGTCAGATATGCCGTTACCGAATTTTATTGACACTGTAATGTATTTATTTTTCAAAGAGCATGGAATAATATTAGCTGGATATATAAAGGAGGAGGACAATTAAATGCCAGTTGAAGATGTCAATGTACCACGCAGATTATTAACACTTGACCCTAAAAGTGCAACTACAAAGGACGAATCAGAAGGAGACGAATATTGGGAGAAAAAAGCAAAAGCTACCAGGGCTAAAAGAGAATACATAGCAGAACAGGCTGCTATAGAATCAATAACAAGACCTACTGTTGCGGAGTCCCCATTTCAAGTAAAAGGTTCGGTAAACTTAGGTAATTTTGATATAACCGAGCAGGCTCGTGTTGCTTCCGAGAGGGAAGAAAAAGTAAGACAGGAAGCTTACGAAAGAGAAAAACAATTAACATCTAGGCTTGGAGAGGTTGAAAGGGAATTGGCAGAAAGCAAAATGAGCCAAGCATTAAGGGATATTGCTGGTCAGTTTGATAATAAACTCAGTGAAATTAACAGTAAGCTAAATAGCGCAAAAACAGGGGATACTAATAATATTGATAGTGTCTTATCGCAGCTTGATAGCCTTACTGCCCTTGCCGGTAAGCTAGGTTATCAAAAGTATTCACCATCTGCCAGTAATGGGGTAGGCGAAACTGCCGAGTCAATCAGATTAAAGATTGAACTTTCTCGTCTTGAAGCTGAAAATTTGCAAAGACAAAGACAGTACGAGCTTGATATGGAAAAATTCAGATATGAAATGAAAACGAATGACGAAGAAAGAAAACGACAGTATGAGCTGAAGCAGGAAGAAATGAAGGCTAAACAAAAACAGGATGATATGTTTGCGTCTTTGCCCATGATAATAGGACAAGGAATAGCTTCTGGTTTAAAATCAGCCCCAGACCCTAAGCCGGAGGCAAACACAAGGCAAATAAGTTCACAAGCTAAGCCTGTTCAAATGAATAAAAACGCACAAAAAGCTAATGTTCAAGAACAAATGCAGCATATAGAGTGTGAAGAAGGTGACGAAGGTCAAATCCCTTGTTCAAAATGTAATTCTCCTATTATCATATCAGAAGATACAACGGTAGCAGTTTGCGGTAATTGTGGTAAACGTATGAAAATAATACGCAGACCTAAAAACAACAATATCGCTAAAGAAGAAAGTTCTGAATACGCTACTGAAGAAAACGATAACGAGGATTCGAATGAGTAACGATTTTCTAAGTTCTTTTAAAAACGGGCTAATGAGTGCATTTGGACCAGGAGTAGCTAAAGGGGCTTTGGTAAAATTCTTAAAAGATACAGATTTTAAGTCAATTACTGAAATGATTAAAAATAATGATAGGATTTGGGATTATATTCCCGAATTACAGCAAAATAAAGTAATTGAGATGGCGCAGGCTTCAGATTTTTCATGGCTTACTGTTGACTGGCTTTTGGAAGCCGTACAAAAAGAGATGCCTTATTTGGTTAGTTATTTTTTAAGTTCCAAAAAAGCTATGGACTGGCTGGTTTTTCAACTTGATGATATAAGGCGAGAAGTCGGGTTGGAATAATTTCCCCAAAGTAATTCTTTTTGAAGCCTCGTAATTTTAATCTACGGGGCTTCAGCTTTATTCCTTGACAAATAATTGCATTGTATTAAAATGACTAATAGAGGAGATAGAAAATTATGTATATGGAAATAGTTGATAATCAGCCTATATCTGCTCGTTTCTTTGGTGAGGGACGCTGGCTTACAGAATTTATAACTCCTAATAATCTTGATGTTACTCAATTATATAATCAAATAACTAATGGCGCTTTTGACAGGATTGAAAGAATTACCAGGCTTCGCGGTTGGGTTACTGATAAAATTAAATATAAACCTTTTATCTCAGGTACATTACGTATAGAAAATAATGTCCAAACCAATAGGGATGTCTGGATGGATTCTGCCCTTACAATTCGCACTAGGGTTGGCAATTGTGCCAATAAGGCTTTTCTTTTAGCTAGTCTTTTACGCAGAGAACTTTCGGACACTGAAGTATTCTGCGTATTTGGGAATTTATATAATTCTCCAAACTCTGACCAAGCTGGCGGTCATGCGTGGGTACAAGTACTTTATGATGATAATTTTTACATATTGGAAAGCACTACTAAAAAAGTTCCGCCCATGGTGTTAGCTGAACGTGCTACTCGCTATGAGGCGGTACATCTTTTTAATGACCAGCGTGTTTATGTAGTCCCAGGTAGAACAGCACTGCAACCCTTCTCTGCTGTTTATTCTCAATGGCTAGAAAATTATTTGGACTATGCATATATTGAAGGGAACAAATAAAAAGAGGTGTTATATGGGCTGCATAACTAACGATGTAAAAGAACATTTAGCTAAAGTTATTGAAAAAGGCTGCCCCGAAAATGCTTCGGGTATAAAATTCTTTTTAGATGTTATACCTGAATGCGACCCATCGATGTTCAAGGCTGCCGTTAAGGAAGGTAGCTCCAGAAGCGCACCTACTCCGTGGGGAGCTTCCGCAACGTATGTTGATAAAGATGGTAAAAAAACTGAATACAGTTCGCCTTCTAATCTGGTAAAGGCTTTAGGATTAAAAATGAGTGGTAGCCAGCAGATTTGTGATGGTACTTCATGCAAAGCTGCCAGTGTTATAGATATACTTCAATTAAACGGTTACACTGTTTGGGGTGATGGTTCTGATATACCGGTTGAAAAGGGTAAAACTACCCATATAACCGTATTCCGGGCTGCTCCTGCTGTTGAAAAAACTCCTAAAAAGGAAAAATAAATGAATATCAATATAAAGTTTATTGACCCTATAAGCGGTGAAGTTTATGAATATCATAATACAGCAGAATTAGCTAGAAGCATAGGTATGCCAGAAGATGATATTCAAGTTTCAGAACTCACGAAAAGGGGATTTAAAGTAGTTAATTCAGGCGGGACGTATTTTATATCTCCTGATATAGATGTTATTCCGTTAAGCATTAATACAGAAGAAAAAAATCCTAGTGATTTTGAACAAGAAATATCAGATGATATTGAAAATCTTGAGAAAAGTTTTGACGAAGAAGTAAAAGCTGCCGATATATACAAGGAAAGGGCAAATGAAACTCACGATGAAGGTTTGAAAAATCTTTATCATCATATAGCCAACGAAGAACTTGAACATAAGTCTGAATTTTTAGAAGCTGCCGGTAAAATAACCAACGGTGAAAAAATAATAGTTAATTCTCCCAAAAAAGAATGTGTTTCACTTGTGCTTGATGCTCTTTCTTCGAAGCTCGGTAATGGCGAGGAAGCTTTTAAGCGCCGTATTGAAGCTCTTAATAGCAAATGTGATTGCAAATTAAATGCTAACCAACTTTGGGAACAAGATAGCATTTCGTCCATGATTTTTGAAATGAATAAAATCTTTAACAAATAATTCCGGGGAGGGATAAAATGCCAGATATAAAAACTCCACTAGGTAATATAACAATTAAAACCGGTGGTACTAACGTAGCCCTGATAGCTTTAGGCGTGGCAGCCGCAGGCGCAGGTGGCTATATGATTTATAAGAAATTCACTGGAAATAGCGGACAGGTATTAACCAGCAAAACTGTTAATGTAAAGATTAAAAAACTGACTGGCGGAAGTTCAGATGATATATATGGGCCATATTATGTTGACTTAAAACCTAATAATGGCTTAAGCGCTAACCCGACTAAAGAATATTATGAAAAGGGTGAAGAAATAACAGTTTTGGCAGAAACGACTATGGACAACTGGATGGCTTCTCCAAAATATTTCATAATAAATGGCGCAAGGTATGAAATAGATTACAGCAAACAAAACCGTGCAACAGCCCAGAAGGTGACTGGCCCGACTGGTGTTGAATATTATATTTGGGGTTCTAAATCAGGCAATAACAAGGCGTGGGTTTCGTTCCATGCTCTTGAAAATACTCACATTGATTGTGAGCATAGTTTCTTTATTAGCGCTAAGTACAACGCCAATGAGTTATTGGTAGAACCTATATATACCTTGTCAAACCCCCCGGCTTTTGCTGAAAATGAAGATGTTAATCTGAAAATATCTTACACTATAACTCGTGATAGCCGCCCAATGCCATTTCAGGGCTGGTGGTCTGTTTTAAGAATTCGTGACCTTGATACTAATGAAATTATATGGCAGAGACAGCTTGGGGATTGGGGCATATTGAATGACCCGACCCAGCAGGTAGGCCATGGCGATTGGCCAGGTTACGGTGATTTTGAAGATGAAATTATAGCCAATATTGGCAGTTATACATTCGAAGATAATACTACTGAAATTGTTAAACGTTTCAGGGCTGAAGTAGTAGCCGGAGAAACGATTGTAGGTTAAGATGGCTAATCCTAATAAAGATGAAAAAACAGCCAACTACATAGGTATGGTAATTGCCAGTACGACTGCTATTGTTTTCTCGTACTGGATTATTGAAAAGTTTTTTAAGAAAAAGTCTTGACAAAATTTTTTAATATATGTTTAATCATAGTCAGACAACCTCAGCTAGACAAGCGAGAAAAAAGGAACTAGCAGGTCGATTGAGGTCAAGTTTAGCAAAAAGTGAGGTGTTTTAAGATGATTAAGGTTGTTAACGATATTGGTGCTCCTGTCGCTGTCGTAGCTGCTGACCTTATTTCTGAAAGCTTCGTTCCTCAGTACAATGAAGCTATCGCTTATGTGGCTACTCTGGGTGGTTATATGGCTGCCTGGCAAGGTAAAGGTGGAGATTTTGCGAAAAATATTGCCATCGCTTCCCTTCCTTGGGCTGCTAAGAAAATTTATACCCGTGTTAAAGGTATGGGTGGGAATGCCCCTATTTCGAGAAAAGCTTCAAGTATTTCTCGGAATTATCAACCCGAATTCAAGGATGTTACCGCTTACTAAAATTTTTTAGTAGTAAGTGGAATGAACCAAAGGAGGTATTAACTCGATGGGTTCAAGAAATTATATTCTCCCTATTGATGGTCTTTCTCTTAGTCAGCAAGCCGAATACAAAATGAAGGCTATTGCTGCTGCTCTGGCTCGTGCCACCGAAAAAGGCATAGGCTCTATTGGTAGTGATGAAATTCCCGGATATAATACTTTGGGTACTACTTCCGCTCGGAAAGTAGCCATTCTTAATAAACTTAGGGATGGTTGGATTCCCAAGTCAATGGATATTCGTGATTTTCAAAACATCCTGGACGCCGGTACTGCTTTGGACCAGTGGCTTACTGCTGCTTTGGCGGTTGTAGGTACTCCCTATTCCTGCTTTCAGGCTGTTGCTGCTCCGACTATGGGTAACAACAAACTTGCAGTATTCTATGGCGTATCCATAGAAAGCGTTCCCGGCCCTGTTTCCCGGTTGACCTTCCGCTCCGGCGGTGGTAATAACCTTGCCATGTTTGACCTTGAGCCTTTGTATACTCAGGACAGACAGTCCGGGTTCTTTACCGAACCTGTGGTTATCGACCCGACTATTACCTTCTCGGCAGTAGTCACGGCCCGTATCGTAGCTGCTGCTTCACGTGTCCAGCTCGGTGCATTTATAGTTGAACCTGCTGGTCAGACCATAGCTTAACTTGTGAGGCTTTAGGGGGCGAGCCTGAAATCACCCCCTATTCAGCGTATTTCGTGGATGGAGGAGGAGAAGAAAAATGGCTGATGTATTTACTCGTGGTATTTTCAAAACTGTTCAAGGTGAACAGATACGTTACAATCTAGCTCCCGCTGCTGTTGGCGATGGTACTGGCGGTGTGGCTTTGACTGTAGGCGCTGGTCCTGCTTGGGGTGCTTATGCGGACTTAGCTGCTGCTGGGGCTATCGCTACTGATTTTTGGATTTGTGGTCTTGGTGCTTATACCGCTACTGGCGTTGGTATATTCCAGGTCCAGTTGGCTAACTCAACCCCGACCAAACTTGCCGATTTCGGTCCTTTCGATTTTACTGCTGTAACTTTGAACGTTACTCCCCAAATGCTCACCTTCCCTATAAAGATGGCTGCTGGTTCTCAGGTTCAAGGGCGCGCTGGTGGTTCTGCTGTTAAAGCTATTAGCTGCCAGATGATTTACGCAGTAGGTCTGTAAGGAGTAGCGATGCTAGAAGCGTTAATTAGGTTAGATGAAGTACAAAAGGGGTTTGATGGCGCTGCTTCTTATCTAGAAAAAGAACTTAAAACTCCTATTTGCACAGGTTGCGGTAAGTGTTGTGAAAATAATACTCCCGTATCCTCAACAATTGAAGCCATTAACGCTGTATCTATCCTTACCGGAAATGGGAAGCTAGGCGAAGCCCTTAAAATGGCTAACGCCTGGCTTCTCGAAAGGGATAACAAAGCTACCAGCTATGAAGGGTTAATTGCTGGTAGCTTTGTTCCTGCTAAAATAATGGATGAATACAGCAATCTGCTTGTTTCGCAATGTCCTTTTTACACACATGAAAAAACTTGTTTTATTCATGAAGTACGCCCATTTGCTTGTAGGGCGTTTGGAGTAACAAAATCAAATACTGGTTTTTGTAATAGACCAGAAGGAATAGGTGAGTCTTTAACAAAACATTTATATGTAAACAGTCCTGACCTTATGAATGTTCATAAGAAACTTAAGGATATGTGTTACAAGAAAAATAAATCATGGATGGTAACTGGATTATTCCCCACTTTGCTTTATAGGGCAGCTATGCAAAAAGAATTCTACGAGCTGGTAAAAGATAATAAAATTCCTAGTGCTAAGATTATAGGGGCAGACATTGACACTGCTTTACTATGGGAAGTTCAAAAAGAAGCCATTGACGCAGGGATAAACCCTGATTTGGTTGCTTGTGGTATTTACAAAAACTTCTAAAAGAATTAGAATCTAAATAATAGCTCTCTGAATAGAGAGAAAAGGAGAGAAAAAATGGGCAACGGATTGCATGTATTCAAGTCTGCTGTAGGTATGTTTGAACCCTTGGCGCTTCAGGACCAATATGTCTGTTTGCATTACATGGCAGCCAAATATTATAGGAAAGTTGATTTCCTTGAGGCGCTCCCGCCTTTTCAGGGTGGCGATGTAGGTGCTTTGGCAGCCAACACTACCAGTCCTAGAACTAACCTGACAAACCTCGATATGCCCGATGACGAGTTTTGTTTGCTTAGATGGTATCCCATTGATGCAATACAGGTTAGAATGTTTCTGCCTGCCGGTATTGCTAAATTTCAATTGAAAAATATTCAGATACCGATTGATTACAAGATTTTTGATAAAGACCCCAATTTGGTTTCTACAGAATTTGCTATCTGGGAAGATAACCGTCCTGCTGTAGAAGTTACAAATATGACCGCTTATGCCTTAGGTGCTACCAGAATGATATTTATGGGTTACCGTTTTCACACTACTGAAGTAACAGATAAACTGTTGCTTGATAATTTGAAAATCCGTAAAGAACCCGTAACTGATGTCTGGTGTACCGGTAGGTCTGTATAAAAGGAGGGATGTAAGAAATGTCATTACTTGGAAATGCCCCTAACGAATTGGAAATTGTTGCTCCTGTTGTGAACTTAGCTGCTGCCGGTGCAGCTAATGCTACTGCTCTGTTCACCTTCCCTTCTGCTGCCAGTGTTCTTGGAAACGAATCGTTGAAGCTTAAGAAGATACGGCTAGCTGATAATGGTACAGGCGGTACTTTGCTACATATAGGGACGGGGGTTGCCGGTGCTTTTGCAGCTCTTGTTCCTCCTATTAGAACAATATCTGGTTTTGACTTAGATATTGATTTACCGCCAATAGAATCTTTTGCTACCATTACAGCTTACCCGGATGCAGTAGGTGGCAATTCAATTGATGCTCAATTGATAGTTACCGAAAAGATATAGGAGGCTGAAAATGCCGACTAGTGATAACATCAAAAAGGGTGTAGTTTTGGCTGGCGTCGCAGGGTTAGCAGGCTTAGGGATTAGTAATCTAAAACCTAAGTCTGCTTCTGCTCAAGGATTTGAGAATATCGAGGAAGATTATAACAATATGGATTTAAAAGATATATTGGAAAAATTACTCGAAACAGAAAGAAGTATGCTTTCTATTTTACAAGGTAAAGCTTCTGCTAATAATCCTAATATTGTGCCAAACGCTAACAATATAAGGGCAATGCGAGTGCCTATTACAGTAGGTATAGCTACCCAACTGCCCACTTTGTTTGTGCCAGACGAAATGGAATTAAAAATTAAGGCTGGCTGGGCAAATGGTGGGCAAATATATATAGGAGAATCTTCACAAGCAGCTCTTAACCAAAATCAGGCTGAACCACTAATAAGAAGTGAGTTTACTACGTACAGAATCAAAAACGCCGATGCATTGTATATAACTGGTACAGTTGCTGGCGATTTTGTAACTATCGTAGCTGAACAAAGGAGTTAATGATGGCTGGTGGCGGTGGTATATCTCCCAATATGGCCCTAAAACGTTCTGCTCAATCAGGAACTAAAGTTTTAACTAATGTGTGGCAGGTGGTTTTTACTGACAGTGATAATCAGTCTTATTTGTTTGGCGGTGCTTCAGTGGATTTAAGCACTATGGCTTTGGCAGATAGCATAGATATTCGAATAAGCAAAAAACTTTCTGCTACCGGTTCTTGGGTCGTACACGATATGATAACTTATTCGGATGTTCAGCCTACCAACCATATGAATGTAAAGACTGGTACAATCCCTGACACTTATGGTATCAAGATGGAAATGCGTCAAACTGCGGGGGTGTTGCGGACAATCCCGTGTGAGTTTTTCGTAGCTAAATTTTAAAATGATTAAGGGGCTGAATAAGCCCCTTAAAACTAAGTGGGGATAAATATATGGTAACTTTAATTTCTACTCCTGCTCAATTACAGGGAATTAATTTGAATTCAACTACGTTAGCTGGTGATTATGAACTTGCTAACGATATAGATATGTCTGGTTTTATATTCACTTCTATAGGCAGTCAATTGCATGGTGAATTTACAGGCTCTTTGGATGGTAAAGGATTTACTATATCTAATCTTTCTTTCACGACCCCTAGACAAGAATATTTTGGATTGTTTGGAAAGATTTTAAATGCAACTTTAAAAAATATAAATATGACAAACTTTGCCATAACCAATACCTACGGAAGCTCTATAATTGGAGGATTAGTAGGCAGAAACGATAATAGTCTTATTGAATATTGCAACATAGAAGGTGTAATTAATGATAGCGGTCCTTGCGTATACCTCGGTGGGTTGCTAGGATATGGCGACGGAGTTTCTTGTATCGTAAGATATTCATCTGCGAATGTGATAATTAATACTAGTACTAATGGTAATATGGGTGGCTTTGTAGGTAATTTTCTCCAAGGAACTATTAAAGAGTGTTTCTCCGAAGGAAGTGTAAATATAACAGGTAGTGACCAATATAATCCTGGTGGCTTTGCCGGACATATAGGCTGGGGGCTTGTATCGGGTTCAGCGATAGTTCAAAACTGTTATTGCAGAGGTGCTTGTAATGATTTTAGTAGTTCCGGGGCTGCTGGAGGTTTTTATAATACAGCTGCGAATTTAGCTCAAATTATTAATTGTTTTTCTACGGGAGCAGTTAATACTCCGGGGGGAGGTTTTGGACAAACCAATTACGGTACTATAATAAATTGTTTTTGGGATGTTAATACTTCGGGGCAAGCTGATAGCTGGGGCGAGGGCGTAGGAAAAACTACTGCTCAGATGAAAACCCAAAGTACATTCGCGGGTTATGATTTTACTACTAAGTGGGGTATAGACCCAACTAAGAATGATGGATACCCATATTTACAGGCTTTTTATCCAGTTCCTCCCGTTCCGCCTACTCCGACACCTGTAAAACCTTCTTATGGCAGCGGAACTCGTTCTGACCCGTATATAATTCAAGGTATTAATAATCTAAACTATTTAAGAACAGAACCTTATGCGCATTATGCACTGGGGAATGATATTGACGCCTCAAGTACGGCTACGTGGCGTGGGGGGCTTGGCTGGGAACAAATAACTGATTTTTATGGTACGCTTGATGGTAGAGGATACAAGATAACTGGGTTAAAAATGCTTGGGTAGGTAAAAATATGGCATATGTTTTTGGAACATTAAGTGGAAACGCCGAAATAAAGAATGTTATTTTTTCCGGGGTTACAGTCGCCGACCCTGTTAGCGATGTCGGTTTAATTTTTGAATGCTTAGATAACGTAAATCTTGAAAATATTCAGATTTCAAACAGTATTTTT